TCATAGACAAGGTCATCAACTTTGTCCTCAACAACCGATCTGACCAAAGTATCTCCGGGATTGGCAAACAAGAGAGAGGCTTTGAATGCCCAAGGAGTCTTAGCCTTCACAAAATCATCAAAAACGAACTCAGAGCCCTCCTGAGTAAACAAGGCAATGACATACCCCTCGCTTCTGTGAATGCTCTTAACTTGTTGTTTTATATCATTCCAAGAAGAGTAGTTTTCAAAAAGAGAGCTTACAGGTAGCCAGCGAGCTACCTCGGTAATACCATCGGACAAAAAGCTTGAGGGGACCGAAAGGGTTTTAACTTCAAAAGGAGGATCACTTTCACCCTCAATAACAGGAAAGAGGTAATCCCCAGTATCCGTCATTCGGGCGGCGAGAAGAACCAAAGAAGGTTTCTCGGGAAGCTCCAATACTGGATAAAGGGGGTGTATCACCTCCCAAAGGAGTGTAATACCCTGTGGGTATTCTTCTGAAACCTGGAGGACGAAACGCTCGTGCCTTTTGTCCCAAAGACCTTGGAGAACCGTCTGCACCAGGGGCGCTTTGAATGAGTGCCTGGATATAGTGTATACCTTTCCCCTGTAGACAAAAGTCTGTAGCAAGTACCCATCGTGCTTCTTGGAAACTAAGGACTTGCCGAAATCGTAATTAGAAACGTCTGGGGAGGCGGGCTCTCCAGGGTTGAAAAACTTGTGGAAAGGGAGGCTGACAACCCTACCGCTGGTCTGCTCGTAGACTATTCCCCGGAGGTTCCTGGACTCGGGTACCTGGGTCCAGAGTTGCTGGTCAGAAAAGAGGTAGTTAAACAGGACCAGGCCCTCTTCGCTGGTCCTAAAAGCTATAGCCTTTGCGTCCTTAGCAATATCAAAAGCCCTCTCAAGGGAAGGTATCGCCTGATAAACCCTAACCCTTTCTTCCATCGCTAAAGGACATGGTAAAGAAAGAGAAGAGGTCTGTCAAGACAAATCACGACTCGCCCTCAGGTTCGCCTCCGTGTCCTCCCTGGTAGGCCATGTCAGGAGAGGGGACGCCATCGGGCAGTTTAGGAGTTTCTATAGGAGTTGGCGGGGAAGTAGGAGCCCCCAGGTTGCCAATGTGGAAATGGGAATCGTACTTAGAAATATACTCATTCAGTTTTTGCACCACTTGATTTATGTTGTAAGCATCTCCAGGCGAACCTCCAGCAGGGTTTTCGGTGGCAACAGAAGTAAACAGCGGGCTACCAACCCACCTCTTAGCAACAATGTAGCCGTCAGCTATTATGTTCCCGGTGGTATGTAGATATTTTGCGTCTACATATAGTTTTCTGTTTGAAGGGTGGAGTATTTTTATATCCCCATGCTTATTTATGTGAATGATGAGCCCCGAGGTGTGGCGTAGCTCAATAAAGTCGTCCTTTTTGTCAACAATCCACCAGTTCTCATCATCGTCCATCCAACCGTACCTCTTCGGGTAGTTCTTGGTAAGCCTATTGGTTATCTTGTGGGGCTCGGACATGGCTCTGGAAATGTAGGCGGGGAAGTAAATATCCTCAAAAGGAAAGGTAAGGAGTACTTCGCTACCAATCTCCGGAACAGAAAACCATCCCCGGTCCTCATTTGTGTCAATGTAGGCATGCCACAGCGGTATAGCCCAGGGAAGCTTGTCATCGGGCACCCCGTCCCACACATAGCTCCTTATTTTCACCCTGCCAAGCTTGTCCGGGTCCTCGTTGATTACCACAATACCCGGAAAAAAGCCCTGGTTCACTCTTCTATGGGGTATCCACTCAACTTTGTTAAACAACATAGCCTCACCTTATTTTACTCAGAAACACGCTACTTGTCCCTATTGGCTACTATCTCCCTAGCCTTTTTTATGTCCTTGATCTCACTCTTGTCCTTGACCGTGCGCAAATCTGTGCCTATGTAACGCATTATGGAAATGGCTTTCCACCTTCCACTTTTAGTTCTGCATATGAGGATACGGCGGTCTGGTTTGGGGGTAATAGTACGATAAAGCTCACACCCCCGTCTGCTAGCCAGCTTTTGACGGACATACTCCCCAGACTTCAAGTAGATGTAGGAGTCATCGTCAAGCCAGAGCTTGGTACCAGAAGCCTTAGAACTCCTATCTTTCTTGGCCTTCTTAGGCATAGTGTCAGAGAAATCTAACTACTAGGGCATGTAGTACGAAAGGGGAACGGCGAAGGTTGCTTTGTAAACAAGGTTCCCTGGAGCAGGGGCGCTTATGGAAAGTTTGAACCCAGTTACGGAAAGCTCAATGTTTCCCCCCGAAGCAAACATGTCAGAGGACACCTCGTAGGAACCTCCCAGATCACGGACTACGGGAAGGATGTCATGCTCATAAAGCCTGATAGAAGGCTGAACTCCGTTGGTCTGAAGAAAGTCAAAAAATACGATAAAAGAGGAAAGTGAGGCCCCAGTAGGCAAGGTAACACTCACCCTACCCAGAAACACAGGGCGGCCCCTGTCCTCAAGAACCAACTCCACCTCGCTTGGGTTGGAGCCTCCCACGGGGATAGTGCCCGATTTTTGCCTAGGAACGTAAAGACCAATCAAGTTTGAGTAAGCATTGACCACAGACATGCAACCTCCTTACTAGAAACATAGTACCACTTACTTATCATCAACGCCCTCTAAAAACTCCCCAAGAAGGTCATTGGCAAGGCGCTCGCCAAGTTGACGAACCCTCTCTAGGTGGGTTTCTTTCTCATTTATCTCCTTAGGCACGAGTCTGGCAAAAGGAGCAAGGAACTCAACTAGTCCGGCATCCCCCTCAGAAAGGGCCAGCCTGTATATACGATATATGTTAGCTCCAACTTTGCGCTCTAGTTCTACAGAGGCTAGGAGAGTATCTGCCAGAGTAAGTTCTTCGGTAGAAGAAAGGGAAAAGGAAACATCGGGCTTGGCGCAATGGCCCACATCGCCCAGGTACTTAAGCATTTCCCTAGCGTGATCCAACTCCTCTTTAGACCACTCAACAAAAAGGTCCCCATAAGCATCTAGGTTTCTCTTGTAGCAAACATGGGCAAAGTATAGATAGGTGTTTGAGGCTATTACTTCAAGCTGGACATGCTCAGAGAGGGCTTCAAGGGCATTAGCGGAATATCCTTCAAAAGTTTTCATTCTTTGAGAAACAGATACCTAAGATAATGACCATGAGGAAGACCTCATGGTCATTATACTACCGGGGAAAGTCCTCTTGTAATCTCACACAGAGGCTAAGAAGAACCTAAGCTCAGACCTGTGCCCCTTTGGAGGAACAAAGAGATTGTAGTAAGCCCTCACAAAATCCTTATTAATCCCGATCAGGCCAGGGACGAAATAGAAAGTCCCTCCTACCGTGAAAAAGTAGGGAGCGCTCCAGTAGTCTTCCTGCTCCTCTTTCTCAACATCCTTGCTCCTGGAGATAAACTGGTGCCCAAACCCCTGGAAGTTAGTAATGACAGGAGGAATCTGAAGCAAGAAGGAGCTAGCTCCCCAGTCCGAATCTTGAGGTATCACAGCGTCGAGGAAGCTTTGGACGTTAGGGGAAATAAACCCCTCGTCAGCAAACTTAAAGAGCCCCGTAGCAACTTTGACGGCCACCTCGGGAGAAAAGACGGGAGAGGGCATGGGGCTTTCTCTGGTGTAGTGAGAGAACAACCCATAAACCCTCAGAGAAGGGACAAACTCCCATGGGTACGGGCTCTCTTGATCTCCAGCCTCGTCATCTTGAAACTCTGCCGCCCTGATCATCATGTCGTTTGTTAGGTGAAGGAGGACGTAGGCTATAGCGGGAAGCACAGTAGCCAAGTAGTAGACGGCTGGCTTGGAGGCCGTAAGGACAGACTTGGGAACAATGGAGTAGTCGTATAGAGCCTGTTCGAGGTCTATTTCCTCAACGTTGACCAAGTCGTAACGGCAATGCCACAGCGAATTTGTTAGGCGACTGTACGGGCTAATCTGCTTGTCTGTTTCTGAGGCAACAAGTTGTTTTACGTAGGAATTAATGACCTCGTAGTAGATTCCCATTATTCCTGAATCGGGATCAAGGCTTAGCCATATTGAAACATAGGGGTAAGGCACGCCAAAAGCTTCTATTTCCCTAACCTCATAGTCTAAGTTCAGGCCAAACGAGCGTGAGAGGGACAGGGCCTTCTCTATCTCTCGTGTGGCGGTGCGAACAAAAGCATCGTCCTTCGATGTGCGGAAGGGAGGGGCCTCAATATTCCCACGGTTTACCTCTACATGAGTTGCGCTAGCGAAGAACGGACGGCCCTGGCGTGGTGGATTGATGCGGCCCAGCCTCTCCAAGGT